CGCTGTCGGCCCCGAGGACGACGATGACGACGGCGAGGACCGAGGCCGCGATGAGTCAGGACGGTTCCAGCCCCGGCACCGTGCAGCCTCCCAAGAGGCCAAGCCGGAGGATGTAAACGAGATCAAGGCGCTGACGAAGACCTTACGCGAGAAGGAAGCGGAACTCGCGAAGCTCAACCCGGATTCGGTCGTCGGCAGCAAGCGGTTGCTCAACCTGAAGCGGCAAATCAAGGCGGTCGAGGCGGACTTGGACGGCTACAAGCCGAAGGTTGAAACCAAGCCGACGCCGAAGGTCGACGCGCCGGCCGTGTTCGACGCGAAGGAACCGACGCTCGAGCAGTTCGCAGACCAGGCTGACCCGTATCTGGCGTTCACGCGAGCGATGGCGAAGTATGACCGCCAGAAGGATGCCTTCGACGCGAAGAAGGCTGAAGCGGACACGTCGGTCAAAGCCAATGTCAAAGCCGAGATCGATGCGTTCCAGGCACGCGAGCGGAACTTCGCGGAGAAGACCGCCGACTACGATGCGGTGACGAAGCCGATTCGCGACGGAAATCTGCCGGAACTCCTCGTCGCGGCGATTGTGAAAAGTGACAAGGGGCCATCGTTCGTGTATCATCTCGCGCAACATCAGGACGTGCTCGACGAGCTCGTCTTGTTGACTGACGGCAAGGCTGTCAGTGATGCTTCCGTTGCGATTGTGCAACGCCGACTCGCGCAACGCGCCGTGCAGGACGCTTCGACCGGATCGTCCGCCGAGCCGCTTCCGTCGTATATCCCGCCACGCCCGCCCAATCCGGTGCGGACAGGGCCGATTCGCACCGGGGAAGAACCCTTGAGCGATGATGCGTCCCTGGCCGAGCACGAAGCCAGATTCAATCGACGCCGCCGCTCGTAAGGTTCGACCCTCGTGCTACGGAAAGTAGCCGAGCATGGCGACAAATACGTTCATTACTCCGACGTGGGTCTCGAAGGACGTTGCGGTCAACTTCAAGAACAACCTTAAGCTCATCGGCCGATTCGACCGTTCGTGGGAAAAGGGCAACTTCAAGGACAAGCCCGAAGGCACGCAGATTGGCGACACGGTGCAGGTCCGCATCCAACAGCGGTGGCCGGTCGTCGAAGGTCAGGGCCTCATCCAGCAGGCCATCCTGAACCAGACGGTGCCGCTGACGATCAATCACCAGTTCCAGATTGGCATGGGCTGGTCGTCCTCGCAGTCGGCCCTCGAAGTCGAGCAGGTGCAGAACCGCTACACGAAGACCGCGGGTCGCCGTCAGGCGAACAAGTGGGACGTCGTGGCGGGCGCGGAAGTCTACAAGTCGGTCTACTTCGCGGCCGGCACACCGGGCACGGCCATCACGGACAACAAGACGTGGACCGATGCGGTCGCGCTCTTGCACAACAACGCCGTGCCGGCTGAAGACCTGATGTGCGTCATTGACCCGCTCACCCAGTCCTCGCTCCTCGCCAACAACTTCGCGCTCTTCAACCCCGGCGCTCAGATCAGCCAGTATTTCAAGCAGGGCCAGTTCGGGGCGGCGGCGCTCGGCGTCGAAGAGTGGCATTACGACCCGAATATCCCGATCCACACGACCGGGACGTTCACGACGGCGACCCCGATCACGTCCTCGGGCGGACAGACCGGATCGTCGCTCGCGACCTCGGGCATGGGCACCTATGCGCTGAAGCAGGGCGACATCTTTACGATTGATGGTGTCTACGGCGTCAACCCGGAAAGCTACACCTCGACCGGCGTCCTCCAGCAGTTCGTGCTGACGGCCGACGCGTCAGGTGTGACCACAGCGACGCTCTCGATCAGCCCGTCGATCATCCCGTCCGGGTCACTCCAGACGGTCACGGCGGCACCGGGCAACAGCGCGGCGTTGACGTTCCTCGGGGCGACCGGCACCGTGGCGGCCACGATGGCGGCGACACAGACGCGGCAGTCGCTCATGTTCAACCCGGCCGCTTTCGCGTTCGCGATGGTGGACCTGCCGGACGCGCTCGCGGGTGCGAACGCCAAGACGGTCGGCGATGCGGACACGAAGATCAGCATGCGCTGGGTCGAGCAATACAACATCCAGACGGACCAGTCGCCAAGCCGTGTGGATACGCTCGGGGGCGTCGCCGCGATTCTGCCATATTTCGCCGTACGCTTGATGTCTTGAGTGATAAGTAGCTAGGTAGAGGGTATAATTAGCCCGGAGGGGCTGATTGATTCTCTACAAGCTGATGAATCGCAAGACAGGCCTTAGTTACATCGGGGCCACGACGCGCAAGAGACTGAATGATCGCTTGGTGCTGCATCGGCACCGGGCAGCAAAAGGCGACCGAACGTCAGTGCTGCATCAAGCGATTCGAGACGACGGTTGGGAACAGTTTGAGGTAGTCGAGTTGGCGAGGCCAACAAGCTATCAAGAACTTTTGGCGATGGAAGTCGCGGCGATTGCTGCTCTCGGCACGTTGACGCCTCACGGCTACAACATGACTGCGGGTGGCATCGGTCAGCACCTTCGGGCGATGACCGAGAAGAACAAAGCCGCGATCTCTCGCGCCAATCGAGGGAAGCCGACATGGAATACCGGCTTGAAAACCGGACCCTTGTCGGCAGAACTTCGAAAGCGGCTCTCAGAAGCCCGGAAAGGGCAGCGAGCGTGGAATAAAGGGATTCCACAATCTGAGGAAGCCAAAGCGAAGATGCGTCTCAACCAAAAGCGTGGAGGAGCGCACCCGAAGGCTCGACCGATTGAATACGAAGGCGTCCGATATCCCTGCGTGAGGGATGCTTGTAAGGCGACAGGATTGACGATGATGCAGATGCGATATCGACTGTTACTCGGGCGCGCAAAGGACGTGAAATAGCTCACTGAGAGGGTTTGCCCTGAGCAGCGGCAGAAGCCTGCCGGGGCTGGGAAACAGGGCAACCCTCTTCGCTTCGGTTCGACTCGGCTTACAGACCTGAGGAGGTCATTGACATGGCACTTTACGAAACGACATTGGCATCGGCCGCAGCGATTGACGCACGGCAACTGGTCCTGACCTCTGGCGCGTCGGTCGCCATTGGCGACACGATCCGCGTGGACGGCGAACTGTTCCAGGTGGCGAAGGGTTACGTGGCGGCGGCGACGATTGTGCCGGTGCTGCGTGGGCAGGGCGGCACGGTGGCGACGGCGCACTCGATTCTGGCGCGGGTCGTCGGCGGCACGGCGGCGGACTTCAACCAGACGACTTCACCGCAGACGAACACGCTCTACCCGATTGCGGGACGGGCGCGGAACGTCGTCAGTTACGGCGCGGATGGGGCGATTGCGCTCCCGGTGGCCGGCAACGACACACTCGTGCTGCTCTCTGGCACGGTCGCGCTGGCGATGACACTGGCGGTCCCCACGAAGGACTTGGACGGCACGATTCTGACGTGTGCCTGCATCTCAACCGGGGCGCACGTCATCACGGTGGCGGGCGGCATCAGCGGCAGCGCGAGCATCGGCACGGCGACGTTCGAAGCGTCCCCGGCCAAGTGCATCATCTCGTTCATGGCGCTCGATGAGAAGTGGGCACTGTATCCGGGGCCGGTGTCCGGCACGCTCACCTCGCTCGACATCGCGCTTTCGACGTAGTTCACATGACCGGGCGCTGGGGCATCTCGGCGTCCGTTCTCTTTCCCGTTGAGGATTCAACGTTATGGCTTCAGCCGACTTCAAAGACGCACACATGCCCGGTGGCATTGTCCACAACCCCGCCTCCGCCTATGCGCGTGAGATGGCGAAGTGGGAAATGGGATACAGCCCCTACGGGCCTCCCGGCCGACCCCGTGAAGTGGTCGGGTTCCAGCAGTGGCCGGCGGCGTTTTACCGCGTGAAGCGGTCCACGACGAACGGCGACTTTATCGATGACGGGTTCATTCTCTGCGAGAACGAGAACCAGGCCAAGACGCTCGAGGCGCAGGGCTTCCGGCAGGGCCGCGAGGCGGCGCAGAACCATGTGATTGCCTACGAGCAGGCGGTGGCCGTGGCGGCGGCGGAGCGCAATTACAGCGACCGCAACATGGGCGAGAAGGCTCGTGCAGAGTCCGCGGCGGCTGAGGAGGCCCAGTCCGGCCATCTTGGCGAAGTGCCGCGCACGCCGGTCAAGCCGCGAGGCCGACCGCGCAAGGTGATCCCGACGACCGACTAGTTCATCTCACTGCCTTGCCGCATGGTGCGGCGATGGCCTTGCCCGTTGAAAGGGGCTTGCAGTGTCACAGACCACCCTCACTCAGGAAGGCTCGTTTACCCGGAAGACCCGCACCTTGCTCAACACGATGTTGGGCGAACTCTACGCGGGTGTCTCGTCCACCCCCACCGTGACCGGCGGCACCCTCACGGGGTCCACGCTCACCGGCCCGATCTACAGCGACCAGAAGATTCTGGCGGCACAGGCCGACTACAGCGCGACCATCACCCCTGCCACGATTACCGGCTTCTCATGGACGGTCGTTCCTGGCACCTACGTCTTCGAGGTAAACCTGCCGACGATCATGACGACCACGGGCGGGTTGACGGTGGCCTTCGCCTATACGTCGGCGACGATCACGGCGATCCAGTATCAGACCTATGCGGCAACCGCAGCCGATGCGACGACCGCCGTGTCCACACAGGGCACGACGACCACGACTGCGACGAAGGTATTCGACAGCAAGACGGCGGCCTATACGCTCGTCAACATCAAGGGGTCGATGACGGTCAGCGTGGCCGGCACCTTCGTGTTCACCGGCACGCAGAACACGTCGGCATCGGGTGCGGATGCGTCAGCCATTCGGGCCGGCGCGTATGCCTGGATGCGGCGTTCGTCGTAACGGAGGCGCATGCCGGTTTCGGCGTTGACGTTGCTCAACCGCTCGTATAGCGACCTGAACATCCTCGGCAAGGGCGAGAGCCTTGACGCCGAGGATGCACAGGACGGGTTGGCACGTCTCAACGCCATGCTCTCGGGCTGGCGCACGCAATACGGCACGGTGACGGCCATCGAGCGGATGGTGTTCCCGATTGTCGCGAACAAG